GTCGTGTCCGCGATGGGCGGCGTGATCCCCAGGTTCGGGGCGATGTTGTTGTCCGTGAACGACAGCGACTGCGTCTGCCCGATGTAGCCGTACAGGCCGCTCTGGCGCTTGTAGACGTTGTAGAGCGCCGCGCCCGCAGACGCCGCCCACGTGACCGTGTTGCTCGAGCCCGGGGCATTCAGGTTGTTCGTGACGCTCACCGCCACGCTCGGTGCGCTCTCGTCGATCCCGTTCGCGTCCACCGCCGTCACCACGTAGTACGAGTCCGAGTCGATGGTCTTCGCGCCGAACTGCACGTAGCCGCCGCCGGACCACGCCGTGAACGAGGTCGTGTTCACCGGGACGCCGCTGTCGTATGCGCGCAGCGACAGCGTGGTCGTGCCGGGCGTCGAGTTCACGGTGTAGAACCCGCGCACCTGGGTCATCGTGCCGCCATCGACGTAGACCGGGTCATCGACCGCGAGGCCGTGGTTGCCGATGGTCGTGATGACGCCCGGGTTCGCCTGCGTGAAGGCCGTGATGTTGAGCGCCTGCCCGCGGTTGGCCGTCACCGCGACCGAGGTCGGGGTGCTCACGTTCGGGACGAACGAGATCGTGGACAGCACCCACGTGGTCGCCCCCAGCCGGCGCAGCTCGCGGGGCGCGTAGTTGGGGTGGACGAGCGTCAGCACGTCCGCAGACTGCACGTAGTGGATGTCGAACAGGTCGGCCTCGGCGTAGGGATTCGGGATCTCGTAGATCCCCGCCGGGAGCGCGTACCAGTACGTGGCGTTCGGCGGTGCGTTGCCCGTGGTCGCCGCGATGCAGTAGTAGTTCACGCCGCCCGAGGAGACGAGCGCGCCGACCGAGTAGGCCGTGGCGCCGTTGTAGGCGGCAGGCGTGCCGGGTCCGAGCGTGGCGCCCTGCGTGTGGAAGCGGAAGTAGCCCGCGCCGAGCTCGAGCACCATCGTCTGCGTGGTGCTGAACGTGAAGGGCAGCAGGCGCGTCTTCTTGCTCGAGTCCTTCACCTCGCGCACGAACTGCGTGCCGGGTCGGTTCTCGGCGGCGCCCTGCGGCAGGGCGATGAAGTTCCGCATCGTGGCAGCGCCCGTCTGGAAGCGCACGTCATCGATGCGCCCGAACATCTCGGGCGACAGCTCCCCACCTCCGAACGAGCGGTGATAGACGCGGGTCTGTGCCATCGGTCAGCGGCCAGAGATCCAGGGCGTGATGTGGTCGGGCCTGATGTCGCGCTGGCTGGCGTCGGACGCCTTGGCCTGCTGCACGTAGACGAGCGCCATCTGCATGCAGCGCCTGCCCTCTGCTGCGCCCTCGGAGCCCTTGATGACCGGGCCGGCAAGCATCGACGCGAGGTGCCACGCGAGCGCGTTCGAGAACAGCGGGTCAAACTTGGTCGGGTCGGTGACGAGCGCCTGGTATCGCAGGAGCGCGTTCTCCTGGTTGGTGTAGATCACCTTGTTCCCGGCCGTGTCCGTCTCGATCTGGTACGGCTGCGGCACGTAGGTGCCGCCTGCGACGAACGGGGTGTTGATCCAGCCCCAGCCGTAGCGGTCGGCCGGGTAGGCGCGCACCGCGTAATCGTCCTCGGCCTCGGGCGGGAGCACCGACACGGCGGTCATCATGTCCCCGGGGCAGGCATATGCGTACTTCCACATCGTGTACGGCATCGTGACCTGCGCGAGCGAGACGCGCCGCGAGGCGAAGCTCCAGGTGTGCATCTGGAGCAGCGTGTCGCGTGCGATGGGGTAGAAGCGCTGGCACTGCTCGGCCTGCGCCGAGCCCTCCGGCGGGTCGATGCTTGCGACCGTGGCATCATCCCCGAGGTATGCGAGTGCGAGGTTGCACAGGTCTACGACGGATGGCATTCTCGCTCCCTTCGTGACAGGAGGGGGGCCGGCGTGGACGGCCCCCCTCCCTTGTTCGCGAACTCAGGCACGCATCAGTTCGGCGTGGCTTCGGCCTTGGGCTTCCGTCCGGGGCGCAGCTTGCGCTCCGGCTCGGCTGCGTCGAGGACGGGGCCGCCGTCCATGAACTCGAGCACGTCGGGGATCTCCGGGCCGGAGTAGCGGAACTCCTCGCCCGCCTTCCGAAGCCCGTTGTCCACGAAGCAGTCGACCAATGCCTTGACCATTGCCATGTGATGCTCCTATCAGGCGACCGTGAAGCCGCTGGCGTAGAACTTCCTGCCGTCCTGGATGTCCATGACGATCTGAGCCAGGATGCTGCCGGTCGTGGGGTTGGTGCCGTTGACGTCGTAGCGGGCGCCGAGGTAGCGCAGGCCGAGGCTTGCGATCTGCGGCGGGATGGCGACCACGTACTGCTTCCCGGCGGTCAGGCCGGCGAGCAGGACGTTCGTCTCCGCGAGGACGGTGTGGGACGAGAGGTTCGCGTTCGCCGACGAAACCACCTCGAGGTCGAGGCTGGTGAGCGTGTTGAACGTGGTGATCACGGTGAACACCATGTAGAGCTGGCGGCCCTCGCCGATGTCGCGAGCGGTGCCGAGGTCGATGGTGTCGGTGCTGTAGGCGTCGGCCGTGATGGCCTGGCCCGAGATGGCCGAGCCGGGGGTGTTGGACCCGGACACGGTGAGAAGGACGTCAGTAATCATTGTGGGTGTCTCCCTTCAGGAGTGTGCGGGTCAGCTGACTTCGGCTTCGGTGTTGAGGATGGAATCGACGCGACGGCAGGGGACGCCGAGGAACGACAGCCAGCTGTACGGCGTGCCGAACTGCGACAGGCCCTCGTTCACCTTGACGACCGCCTGGCTCTTGTCGAGCGCCATGATCGACAGGCCGCTGTGCACGGTTCGGTTCATGTAGAACGCGGCACGGCCCATCGCCATGTTCGGGATGCGGTACAGGCCACGCGCCATGAGGCGGATGAGGTTGCTGGCCGAGGTGGTCGCCTGGCCGTTCGACTGCGCGAGCAGGTCGGTCGTGTTGATGTTGCAGATGCGCACGACGTAGCGCCAGTCCTTCACGACCAGGCCGTTCTTCCACTGGTAGCGCGTGGAGTACGCCTGGAGCCGCGTGCCGTCCGAGTTGTAGACGGTCTGCTCGCCGAGATCCTCGTGCATAAGGCCAGCCGTCGAGCCCTTGGGGAAGGGGCAGTAGACGGTGTTGTCGCCCCAGACCACCAGGTACACCGAGGTGTTCGCGGTGCCCGAGTACGAGCCGCCGCCGGCGAGGCCGTTGAGGATGTTCACGCTGTTGTTGGAACCCGTGAGCGCCGAGTAGCGCGGGGCCAGCCCGAGGAACTGCTTCGGGTCGGTCGCCGGGTTGCCGTAGAACATCGTGCTCGCCATCGTCTGGTTCATCGCCTCGAGGAAGGCGGTGTCCTCAGACAGCCGGAACTGCGCGGTGTTGCCGTTCAGCATGGCGAGGTCCTTGTCGACCTCGCTGCGGGCCTCGAGGATGCCGCAGGCCTCGTCGACCTGGGCAGTCGTGCTCTTGCTGTTCGGGATGCCCTGGTTGAGGGCGCGCCAGTAGACCTGGGGCAGGCCGGTGCGGATCACGACGCGCTCGCCGGTCGGGAGGTTGCCCTCCTTGAAGACGCAGTCCTCGAGGATCTCGTTCGACTGCGACAGGAGCTCGGCGATGATGGGCACGTTGCCCTCGGGATCGGTGCGCTTGGCCCAGTCCGCGAGGGTCAGGTTGGAAGTGGAGAGAGTTGCCATTGCTGTGGTTCCCTTGTTGGGTTAGGTGTTTGAGTAAAGAGCCTCGGCGAGGTCGGCGAAGCTGCGTGGCCCGGCCTTGGCCTGCGTGGCCGAGCCGGAAACCATGCGGTCCTCGCTGATCGCCTTGCCGGCTCGGAACATGAACCGGATGAGCTCCGGGTGGTTTCCGAGTCCGGTTTCGTTCAGCAGCGTGCGGAGTTCGGTGGTGCCGAACGCATCGAGCGCCTTCTTCGCCACGCCCAGGTTCTCCGACAGCTTCTCGCCGCCGAACTCTCGGTCGGACTTGGAGTTGTCGGCCCAGCCGTTGCGTGTGGCCTCGATCATCGCCATCTGGCGCTCGGCCATCTTTGGGCCGACTGCGTCGAGAAGGCGCTGCGCGGACTCCTGCGACAGGTTCAGTTCCTTTGCCACCTGCGAGTACGAGGCCATGACCTCCGAGTCGAACACTCGACCCTCGGGCGCCTTGAACTCGTAGGCTTCCGGCGCCTTGGGTGCCTCGGCGGGTGCCTTGGCCTCCTCGGCGGCGGGCGGCGCAGGTTCCTTTCCGGCAGGGGCCGCATCGGCGGCTTTCCGGTCCTGGGTCGCGGGAGCCTTCTGCGTGTTCCCGTAGAGCTTGTCGGCCGTCGCCGCCACGCTGTCCGGGGCCGTCGATGGTGCAGCTGCTTCAGTGATTGCCGCGGCTGTTTCCATCATCGTTGGTTCCGTCATCCTGGTGTTCCTTCATCATCACGTGGTACTGCTCGGGGCACGCGGAGTGGATGAGGCCGAGGAGCCTCAATCCGCCGTTCCGGTTCCCTTCCGCGAATGCCATCTGCATGGCGTTGGCCGCGAAGGTAGATCGGAACAC